CCTGGCTCACATCAATGTTAGCCAACTTTCTAAGAGAGTTGAATGTAATTTCTCCATTCTCATCGAATTCAGCTCTATCCCTTACTCTATCAAGGAACTCCTGGTTTGTGCCTACACTGTAATACTCTTTTGTTAGTTCCCTATTGGGAAGATGGTAGAGTAAATCTTTGAAAAGATTACTCTCTACCACCTCACCATTAGAGTTCCTAACATGAGCTATTTTCACACATTTACTCATATTATAGAATTAAATTTAACAACCTTGTAGTAAGTTACCCTCCTCATCCATGAGCAGGATACCGTCCTTTCTGCATGCCTTTCTGATGTCTTCTATGTTGGATTTGAGCTCATCATCTGATGCAGCCCTCAACCCTTCAATCAGACTTTGAGCTGAGATAGCTTCGCCCATCTCATCTTTGTACCCAATATTTGCAAGAGCCTTAGCCATTTCAGTCGCAATTTCATTTATTGCAGCCTCTCTGTCAAATGTTACAGGAGCAGGTCCTGGCTCTTGTGAAGAGTTTCCTTCATCAAAAGCTCCAGTACCTTCCTCCATAGTATCAACAACAGGAACAGCTCTAGTGCTTCCAGTGTATTGCATAGAGTTACCTTTAAGTCCTTGTTTATCCATTCTAACATAGGTCATTGTAGTACCTTCTGTTTCATTGAAGACAAGTCCTTCACTCTGTGCTACAAACAGTGCACCACCAACAGAGATTACTGGCCTGAATCTAGAGATTTTAGTTTCCTTATCAGGCTTACCAAGTAGGAATAGTCCTGCATCCTCTCCAAGTCTTGCAGTGTCAATAGTGAATGAAGGAAGTACTTCTTTCATGCTATTGAAAGCAAGTGGTTTCAGTATATCTTTAGCTGTTTTACTCTTATCAGCATTGAATACAAGTCTTTCATTGTCTGAGTGATTGAGCATATATTGGATAGCAAAATCAGTGCTGTTGTACTGAATTTTGTCACCCTTTACATCATTGAGAAACTCAACATAGCTTCTTGCACTGCCATCCCTATTGGGAACCATTAGAGATTGCTTTACTTCAGTAGGAGCAAGGTTCATAAAGACACTAGGTCCAAATGAGAAACCAAGCTTAAAGAAGTTGTACAGGAAGAGGTCTCTAGCAACCAGAGGATTTGTTCTGTTTAGGTCAGCCCAACTCTCTCTGATTTCATCCTTTTGGAAGGGAGCTAAACCACCTATTCCTTGGACATTCATTACAATCCTATCTTCTTTCGTCCCATTAGGAAGAGTAACTTCTCTGCTGTCAAACATCATGTACTTGAATATAGCCAGTTCTTTAAGAGATGGATTGGCTTCAAGTTCTCTAAACATGTCACTTGCAAAGTGCTTGGTGTAATACTCTCTGACAGTAGGAGCAGTTCCATCAGGGTTGGTGTGACCAGTCCCAAGTTTGGGAAGCTCACCATTGAAGTCACTGTGCTCTTCATTTGACAGAAGGTATACCATCATATCACTATGTATGCTATTGATGGTATCTGCATCAAGTATTCCAGCTTTAGTTAATCCAGCAAGAGTCTCTCTAGCTACACTGTAACATGAGTTGTCATAAGGGAAATATCTTGTTAGATGCCTCAAGGCTCTCCTATTTGCATCAAACATAGCCTGCTCATAAGCAAATGGATTGTCTATCAGACTGTCAAAATAGTCCTCATCACTCATCTCAAGTAACTCCATATCATTATTAAGAGGAGTAGATATTCTATCAGTTACCTCCATAATGATACCATCGTTTGCTTCCACTTCTTGAAGGTACTTGTTAACCCTCATCTGCTGTGCATAGAGGTCACCAAAGGTAGAACCTACTGCATTTGATGCAGTGAACTTAGTTGAAGTTACAAACTGAGATACTTGATTAGCAATAGTTGTAATATTGCTGAACAACTCAAGAATCTCAAGTTGCTGAGATACAAATGATACATCAGACATCTTACTATTACCAGACTCTTTTGCCTTTCTCTCCTCAATTATATGAGAAGCAAGTGCTTCAAGAGAGAAGGAACCAGGCTGTGCCTTTCCCTTCTTTGGTGCAGTAACACCATCCATTGCCATGTAACTGGCTTTCACATCTCTGAGGGCAGTGTCAATTCCAACACCATTATTGAAACAATATTCGCATAGTTCCTTTATAATAGGTTGATTGAATAACATACCTATCTCTTGAGTTGTGTAGCCAATTCTTGCAAGAACAGCTCCAGCATCAGCAGTTATAGTGTTAAGGTTCATGAAGTTGAGAACAGGGTCTTTTACAGCATCCACAGATGCAGAAAGAAGTTCAGCTACATTCAAGTCTACGTCAATTCCACTAGGTGGATTGAGGAAGTCACTTACTCTACCATCACCATAGCTATGACCAGCAAACTCAATGGGTGCTCCAAGTCTGAAGGAATGCATCAAACTTGCAAAAGCATGATTGGTGTTCTGGTTTGCAAATACGCCAATAAGTTTACCTGCAACCTGATTCTGCTGATTATATGTTATGATAGTCATAGGGTCAGATGGGTCATAGTTAGGTTCAGGGTCTTTGCTTTCTTTACTAGAAGCTCTTTCTTCAAGAGCTGCAAAGTCAACTGTACCATTCTTGACAATGCCATTAAGGTCACCAAAGATGAGTTCCCTCATTACTCTAGCAGACTTTGAAGCATTGGCGAAACCACCAGGAGTGTATCTCTGCTCGAATGTCTCTTCATCCACCAGTCTCTGCTGAATAAGATGAATCAACATGTTGTTTCTAGCAGCCTTACTATTCTCAAGAGGGGACTTATCAAAGTCATATTCTTCAAACTCAATGAGCTCAGAAGTGTCCTGTCCAAAGATAGCTGACAGAAGATTATCTGTGGCCTCGTCATTTGACTGTCTCTTTTTAGCTTTATACTCTCTTCTCATTAAGTAAAGCTTATCTACGTCAAAGTCAAAACCAGCAATAGTAGTACCTTCTGCTGGAACCTTGATAGTTCCACCAGCAGTCTTCTGACTGAATCTCTTAACCCTAAGGTTAATCATTGAGTAGTCTCTCTCTGTAGGAATTCTATATGCTACCATACTGGTAACACCAGGAAGTTTCTTCTCTATTAAAGGAGTGCCATCCTTATCAAGTTTGAGGGTGCCATCTTCATTGCAATAGTCATTGAACTCTAGTGCAACTAGATTGCCTTTCTCATCCTTATATGTAAGGTCCCAAGGAATCTCACATTCAGCATAAAGGATATTGTTCTTTCCATCAGTAACATACTTGAGGTCACCATCTTCAGCATATCCATTGATACCCATTGCAGAAACCTGCACTAGAGGATTACCCTGGATAGTTTGTTTGTTTACCATTTTCTTGAAGATACTGAGTAGCATAGATGAAGCATCATGCTCAAGTCCTGCTTCAAACAATGGCATTGCAAAGTTACCATCAATTATACCATAGGACAGAAGATTGTCCATAGACTCTCTACTGTTGTTGATTACTCCTTGGATTAGCTGCTTACTTAACTCCTCTATATTTCCAGTGCTCTGTGAGAACAGGTTGAATGAGTCCATTATGTTGGCAACAATAAGAGAGTTATAGAAGGAAATAAGGTTCCTACCATTCATTCTTACTTTGCCATGCTTGCCACCCAGATTTATAAACTCTGAGTCTACATAGCTTGCATAGTGACCATCATCAAACCTATCCATCTTTACTCCTGCCATGATGAGTTTCCTCACCTGAGTACCAAATAGTCTTCCACTCTGAACATGGTCAGGAACATTACCTTGAATTCTATAGTCAGCATAGCTCAACTGATGAACATATCCTTTGCTAAGAGCCTCATTAAGTTCTGTTCCATTTGTAGCCTTACTTATATCAGTAGAGCCAAAACCACCAACCTTGACTATCTTGGTAGAACCAACTAAATCAATGTTATTATCATCCATGTAGTAAGCTATATCCCTTAACTTACTTCCTTGTGGAAGTAGCTCTGGTATCAATACAGCTTCAGCATATTTATGCTGTACAGGAATAAGTAGTTTATCAGAGTTATTAACTGCCAGAACCTCATGTGTGAACATATAAGGTTTGATAGGCTGGAATATTACAGCAAGGTCAGCAATTCTTTTCAACTCCTGGGCTGGAATCTTCTGGTCTCTTCCATAAGAAGCCCTGATACTTTCAATCTGCTTGAAGGCATTCTCCATCTCATCAGTCCATTGACCTGCCATACCAAGAACCTTCCTATATGACCTGAGACTTCTATAGCCTTGACCATCAGTCAGAGTATTATCAAGATACTTCTTCCACCTTGAATCTCTTCCAAAGTGAGCCTCAATAGCTCTCATGAACTCTGGATTAGTTTCACTTGAGTTAAGTGAAATATCATCAAAGTAAAGGCACCTCTCAATCCCATCCTCACTGAACTTTTTTCCATCTTTGTCAAGAGCAGCAAGGCTTAATACACTACCAGGAGCATGAATCTCCTTGTACCTCTTCTGAAGGTCTTTAGTGCCTTTATAGAAGGCAGTGTCTATAGTCATCATCTGCAACTGTTGTATAGTTGCAAACTTGGTATTCCAGTAGAAGTTCTGTAAGTCAGCATCAAGGGTAGCCGGAGATATATTCTTAGGAAGATATACATATCTGTCTACATCCTCCCATTGATTAGTCTTAGGATTTCTGACTCTCACTGACTTTGTCTCAAGGAGACCCATGTTACTTAAAGATTGCTTGAAGTCTGCAATAGCATCATTCATATATGCTTCAATAGCAGCTTTTACTTCTTGCTCACTACCAGTTCCAAGCATCTTATAGTACTTACCTCTGGTATTATCTTTAGCAACATAGTCCTCATTGAGGAATGGAAGGAAAGTAAACTCACCCTTTACATCAAGAACTCTGCCATTAGAGTCCCTGATAACCTGGACTTTCCTCTTAGAGAAATTATCAATACCCTTGTAGCCACCATCAGAAAGTACCTTATTGGCAGCTTCAGATAACATCATTCTCCTCTTCTCTTGCCTCCACACTTTGAACAGTCCATCAAGTATATCTTCTGTGCTATACATCTTAGCTCTTAGATATTTACTTACACCACTATCACCTAATATGAATACAGGATATAAAGCAGTGTCAGCATTTGAGCTAATCTGTTTGTCAGAGAAGAACCTTGTCAGCATATCCATCATGTGCTGTTTGCCAGTAAAGTTCTCAAAACTTACATCAGCAGTTCCAAGAGACCTCATGTAGTCAAACTGAGCAGCAAATGTTTCTGAAAGGTCAGGCCCCTTTTCATCACAGCACTTGAGTAACTCTTCAAGCCACTTATTAAGTACAGTTCCTTTGGAGTCTCTGAAGTATGAAGATGATAGGTAGTGGTCCTCAAGGAATTTCCTAAGACCTTTCTTATCATTACTCTCAACATAGCTTTTTATAACATCAATCCTATCTCCCATGTAAGAGGGATTGATATATGAGAACAGGGTTATTCCATTACCTTTAGAGTCTTTGTGTCTTACTCTAGACTCAAGCCTAAGACCCTCTCTGTTCTTTGTAATGACAGTGAGCATCTTATCAATCTTCTCTCTTAATGAGCCCTTGGCTGAGTTCTGTGCTGTAAGCAGTGACTTATAAGTTCTCTTACCTAGAGAATAGTCACCACTGTCAAGCTTCTTCTTAGCTTCCTCTGTAAGATTGCCCTCAATACCATAGGTAAGAGCCTGCTTTAGGTTGTCAAGAAAATCCTTTAGGTCCTTTGGCGTGCCCATTATAGAGTCTATAGTATCAGCATCAAGTTGTATACCAAGAGCCTCACTTACATCCATTAGGAAAGCTCTCCTTTGTGCAAGTGTAGGGGCACCCTGGGCATTCTTAGGAAGGTACCACTTTGCTGCTTTTAGGGCACCATCAGGTTTAAGCCACTCTTTAAGTAGCCCTCTTACCTTCTGTAAGTTCTTCCAGTTTACATTACCCTGTTTGTCAAATACAGAAGTTTGCTCATTTACAGGAGTTCCAAGCTGTACTCTCGTCATAAACTCTCCACCGAGTATATTCTCAATTCTATTGAGAAGCTTGGTCTTGAATACCCTAAGACCTTTATTTGAAGGGTCTCTATCCTCTACAAGTATAGAGTATGGTTGGAAGTTCTTCTTGAAGTCTACAAAGAACTGAGTTCTGAGCTGATTATTTGTCTTAAGAGCTTGAACAATAGGTTTCAACCACTCATGCTTGAGTGTTCCTTCCTTAGTAAAGAAGTCTCTCATCATCTGTGCTTCAGATGTAATACCTCTTAGGTCTTCCATCAAAGCCTGATGAACCTTGACAGGGTCAAGCATAATAGGATGACCAAGGTCATCATACTTAACCTGAATTTTCCCATCAACCTCCTTGTATAAGGGCAAGCAACTGATAAGCCTTCTCACCTGTTGTCCAACTGAACCAAATGAAGACCTCATATCATTGGTCTCTTGCCATCCCTCTCTCTTAGATTCAGCCATGTCAAATAACTCTCCCATGTTATTATCACCGAAGTTATCTGCATTGGCATCATCAGACCATTCAAGAGTATTACCTAGTTTGACTCCCTCAGTATCTCTTAATTTCATTCTTACGAATGCTGTAAGAGGAGCCCAGTTGCTGAGTATCTGACTTATCTTTTCGGCTCTCTCTCTGCCCTCTTGAGTGTTCATGCTCATATAAGCTGACTGCCTATCAATCAACTCATCATAAATCTTCTCAAAGATAGAGAACTCTCCTGCTGCTTTTCCGCCAGCATCATCAGTCCATCCAGCAACTATTTGACTTCTTGACTTCCCTGGGTTAGCAGCCTTTACTCTGTCAACCCACCTTGAGAACAGGGATGCCAGCATATTGACCCTATTAAACCTTTCTTCTGCTGTGAAGTCACGCCTAAGTTGAATGTAGGAGTCATGAAGATTTGTTCCTGCACTATTCATAGAAGATGCATTCCTTCTAGATAGAGACTGCCTGAAAGTCTTCAGTACTTGAGCAGCTTTAACTGGGTCAGAAGTGTCAAGAGGCTCTTTTCCAAGCCTCTCTTGATTCTCATCATACATACCTCTAAGGGTTGCCACTCTGTATGCAGGATTGAATTTTTCTGTGGGTTTCCACCCAAGGTTGGATGCTATTACATCATCCACCCCTTTAAGGGGAATATAACATACTTTCTTCATGCGAATAAGTTTATTTTTTGTGCAAAGGTAAGTAAATTTCTCCACACCACCAAGTGGTTTATGGATAATTTTAGATTGATTTAAGAAAAAATAGAGGGAGATGTTACTCTCCCCCTAATTGATATTTACATGTCAGTTATATCATCATGATAATTGCAGTCAGGGTCATTGGTATCACCTACCTCACAATCCAATAACTCACAATAACCATTGCTAAAGAACTGACATCCTTTACAATATGCTCTTCTCATAACTCTGTTGTTTAATTGATTCTGGGAAATATAGCAATGTCCCCATTGAGTTCTTATGAACATCAACATTAGGAAATGCTTCACTGAAATCCTTGGTATTGAACTTAGGAGTAATGAAATGACAACATTGTACTGTAGGAACTTCTATCACATACATACTTGTCTCATCACCCCACATATTCTTCAACCAATTGTAAATAGAATCCTTCTGCTCAGGGTCATCAACATCAATAATCCATCTTGTGGTTCTTGACTTTAACTCTCCAGCAGCACTATTGAGGGTCTTCCTGGGGTTCCTTACAATGTCCTCACTTATATCAAAAGCAAGCTTTCTCAACATAAGTTTCTGAAGAGCATAGAAGTCTTTCCCTGCCATATTAATATAGGCTCTAGCACCATAGTGTTCACACAAGAGAATAATCTCTGGCATGACTCTTTGAAGAGGCTCTCTACTCCTAATGAAGTAGGTCTTGAGAGCACCCTCCTTTACTTTCTCTCCCTTATGGTCTTTTGCTCTTTGCACTATTTGACAGTGCATGAACATATTATTACCTTCATTGAAATAGATATAAGGGAGTAACAATTCCATGTTATTTATCATACCACATCTTTAGCAACCCTCTGTTAATAAACTCCTTCATAAGTGGTTCAGCAAGAATCTTAGCATCAGGATGAGGTGCTCCTGTTGTACCAAGTGCCCTTAAATCAAAGAAGTGCTTCCAATCACTGACAAATCCAGTCATCACCAACTCAGTCTTCAATGCTAAAGGAAGAACCTCTCTAGCATCTTGAGGCTTGTAACCAAGGTCAAGTAGTTGGAAATAGTACTTCTCACTCTGTTCACAGGCTTGCATGAATCCACAGAACATATCATTCCTATTCTCTTCAAATGTACCTCCTGGGTACTTAATCCAGGATGGATAAATGAAGGTAAGTTCTTTGCCAAACTTATCTTTGGAATAGTTACAATACCTAGTAGACTCTTGTGCAAAGCTAAATACTCTGTGCCTACAGAATTCTCTTGCAATACCATTAGAAGTAGTGAATACTACAGTAACTCTTCTCTTATGGTACTCAGTAGGTTCACATAGATACTTGAGGTCATCGAGCAGTCTATTCTCTACTAGTACTCTTAGATTAGTAGTAACATACCAAGCCAACTGCCCCTTTATGAAAGACACCTTACTATAAGGGTTATTACTATACTCCTCAATATCCTTAGCTAGCATTGGTATCTTCAAATACACAGTACCATGCTCTAACATAGCATAGTGTTGGGATGCTACCATTCTATCAACAAAGTCTTTAGCAGTTTTACCTTCAGGTCTTTTAGACTTATAGCAAGTTCTACCTGCAAGTTCAATCTGCTCATATATACCTTCTATTCCAGGTCTCTGTTCAAGTATTTTAAAGCTTGGTCTAATGTACTTCATAATCTAAATAGTTGTCACTAAATTCATTGCACCATGTTTTATTGTAGTTCCCATTTGGATACAATTTAGGAACTGTTGGCTCATCTATAATGTTAGTTTCCCCAGGGATACATCTTTTGAACCTTACCCCATTATAGAAAGCATACATATAAGAACCATTGCGTAACCACTTGAGTGTATTTAGCAAATCCCAGACCTCTTTGTCCTCACATAGTTCATGGAAATCTGGAGTGAAGTACATTGATACACTTCTCCTCTGAAATCCTCTTGTATCCTCTATGAACTGAAGCATCTTACTATATGTGAAGGACTTGTCTCCAGCAATCTTGATATTTGCCTTGTCTATGTATGGTTTAAGGAATTCAATATCTTCCTTAGTATGCACTGTAATCTGAGTCCAATCAAATATCTTTATAAGCTCATACCACAAGCTTTTCTTTCTGATGTTAGTAGAAATAATAGGGCTAAAATTGAAACTACGTATTACACTACATATCTCTCTCAGATACTTAATTCCAACTACAGTAGGCTCACCTCCTAGTAGCAGTATCTCTGTTCCAGGCTCAGCATATCTTGATAATGTCTGTAAGAATTGCTTTATTGAGTCTAGACTTACTACACTGTTACTAGTATTTATGAACTTGTCTATGCAGAACTTACAATGGTTAGGACAACTATGAGTGACTACAATATCTGCATGGTCTATGCAGACCTCTTGGTACTCCTCCCTTATATAAGTGTCAATACCTTCTTCCTCCCACTTCTGGTCCTGTATAGCAAGTGCCTCTTCATAAGAACCAGCACCTGCTACATAGGAACCATCTTTGATATTTTCAATCCAGTATATCATACTAATGCTGCTTTAATAGTATCAATAGGAGTGATACCTTTGAATGCTTGGAAACCATTGTCATCATAGACTATGATAGTAGGAACTGTCCTAATACCATACTTATCTACTAGCTCTTGGTTAGCCTCATCAGCAATATCTACTTCTGTGATTTCAACACCATCAAGACCTTCAAGGTTTTTACTCATAACCTTACAAGGTCCACAAGTCTTACTGTAAAACTTAAGAATCTTTTTCATCTTCATCTTCTTTTAGAACATCTCTAAACTCATCCATTGACTCCTCTATCAGCCAAGTAGCTATCCTGCTTAAAGCCATAGATATACCTACCAACACAAGTATCATTACCATAGCTAGGAAGTCATTCATAGATTACCTCCATTTCATCTATATCCCAGCCTTCACAATCTTCAATAGCTTGCTTGAGGTATCTGGGCATTCCTGCTGCCTTGAGGTCTAAGTCCTTATCAAAGATACTTTTAGTATAGCCAGCAAGGTCAGTAGGTAAAGTTACTTGGTCTTCTACAGCTTTATGCAAGTCACAGTCAGAATAGTCTATTGAATGGTACGGGCCATCTTCATCTATTCCACTTTCCTCTGTGTAGTCATTAACAGTGACAGTGAATGTCTTACTGATAGTCATAGACACTGTTACTTCAATCTCCCTATCAGGAGGGTCTACTTGGTTGTACGGAGCATTGGGGTCAAACTCTGCACCAGGGGGATAATATCCACTTTCCATTATTTCTTTCTTTTAAATTCTGTTACTAAATTATTCTCTTTGACTAGTCTTCTTGCAATTACACTATTAAGTTTCTGAGGAATAGAAAGGTGTTTACCATCTCTGACATATATAGCATGGTCACCACTATGTCTATTATAAGTAAAACCATTTCTTTGTATTATCCTAATAAACTCTCTTTGTGTATATTGCTTCATCTCTTACCATCTAGCCCATAGTGAATATGGTTTGTACTAGTTTGTTTTACATGCCCACAGAGAGGACACCTTATAGTAGTATAAGATGTCCCTCCTTCATACTTAGTTTCAGGATTATATTCTATGAGCTTTTTACAGTTATCACATATAATATATTTAGCCATGAAGTACTTGAGATATTGCTTTAGCTGCCTCTTGTATTTTATTCTTCTGAGAGGCAGTATATCTCCGAAGTTCTCCACACTCTTCTTCAAATAAGAAGCTATTTATTTTATTCAGTAAACTCAGACTGGCTTTCAGTTGAGTCTTTGCTATTATCTTTATTCCCATCTTTAATCTTTACTATATTTTCAGGTTCTCTATAACAATTATAGTAGTATTGTATTCCTTTAACAATAGAACTAGGAACTTTTATAGCCACTTTATTAGTCTCTGCAAAGTGACTTACTATACCTATTTCAGGTTTTGCTCTATAATTGTTATTAATAATCACAGTATCACCAGGATAAATGCGCTTATTTTGCATATCATACATCTCCCGATTATACTTTAAATATTCTCTTTTAGTCATGTTTCTTTAACTCTTTTATTCTATCTTTAATACACCATATAGCCTTTTGAAGGTCTTCAATTTCCTTCTCTTTATCAGTAAGATTAGCATCCTTCTTTAGACCTGCTCTCCACAGGTATTTAATTGCACTACCAATGGTAAAACAATAATATCTAATAATTTCAATACATTCAATACCTGATGGATGTTGAGTATAATGACTAGGATGGTTAACATTGTCATCTTCTGGATTATTATTATCACTACCCATAGGAGGATTTTCCCAATAAAGTTGAGCAAAGTAATTTTCATCATCAACAATATAAGGTTTTCCTTTTATGGATTGATGAGACCCATCATTAGTTACTGTAAGATTATCTGATTGTAATGTCAGATAATCTCCTTTCTTAGCAAATAATACATCTTCTATATAGAAGTCTTTTATACAAATATATTCTTTCATTTCTTTTATTTTTTTAATGTATCCAGTGGTCTCCTACAGCAGGCTCAGCAGGAATAGGTAATTTATGGTAGTATTTAGCAGCAGCTTCTTGCATTATTTTAGATACTATATTAGGATAAGTATCTTTTAATTCCTCAGGAAACTCAGAGTTTATCTCATCATGGGTGAAATTACAGAATAATATCTTACCCCAATAGCCATTATCTATTATCCATTTATATAATGCAATTACTGCTTCTTTAAGCTCTATAGCTCCTCCTCCTTGAGTAGGTAAATTTAAAGACATTCTGTCACACCATTTAGACTTAGCTTGAAAATGTTGTGTAACCTTTTTACAAACATCATCATTTTTACCTTTATGATTTAATCTATAATCTTCCCAGAAATCTGATGTGAAAGTTTTCTGTCTTTCTAGCCAATCTTTCCAGTCCCACCAATATGCTCTATGCCCTGTTTCAGGCATTATTTCTACATATCCATGAGACATAACAAATTTAGAACCTCTTTCTTTAAAAGACTTTAAACCACTCATACCATTAAGTAGATTATTAACTAAAGTTCTAGCAGCTTCTTTTGTAATACCTAACTGAGGGGCTACTGCTGTACCATCTGAACCAAATTGTACTGCAAACTCAATACTTTTAACACTATTTCTTAAGTCAGGTCTCTTTTTCTTAATATCTTTAGTTTCTATATCTTTAAGTTCATCTACATATACTACTTTAGCATAAGCAGCATGAGAATCTCCTGAGCCATATAAAAATTCATCTAATAGTTTATGCTCATTATACACCTCTGCTCCAATCCTGGCTTCCATAGCACTAAAGTCACAAGAACAGAATAAATTACCTTTTTCAGATACAAAACATCCTCTAGTTACTTCATCATGAGGAAGTTGTTGCATATTAGGGTAAGAACAACCTAAACCTTCTCTTTTTTGTTTATTAGAAGGGTTTACAGGAAGTCCTTTATATTTAGCTAAGTCATTATTATTTTGTTTATTACCTGATGCCATTCTACCTGAAACAGTACCTATAGCTCTATATGTAGTATGTAGTCTACCTGTCTTAGGGTTAATAGCATTTAAATGGCCTTGACCAAAGGAAGTAATTACTTTATAATAACCTTGATAATCTAAATATAATTTAAGGAAAGTATCATCAATACCTTTTTGTACTTTAATAACTTTTTCTGTTACTGACTCAGTTTCTTCTCCTGTAGTCTTACTTATAGCATCTAGATTAAAACCTAAAGTCTTAAACACTTGTTTAGCTTCATCTTTTTGCCAGTCTATATTGAATTTAGGAGTAGTATCAAAGCCATCAAATAAACTACCTTGTCTATTTATA